ATACCAAATAAATTATTTCCTTCTCTAGCAAATCTACTTGTGCCTGCATTACTTTCAATAATTGCTTGTGCAATAATAAGTTCAGCAGGTATTCTTTCTTTTTTATGTAACTCTAAATTTAAATAATCGATACACTTAATCATTGTATCAATAAATTCCTCATCACTACCTGTTCTAATGTTAGGTTCCGTAAAACCTATATCTTTTGCCCAACGTATGGTCTTATCAATGGCTCTTTCCTCTACACTATTTTTTGTTATAAAGTTTGGATAAAAGGTACCTACGACAAAACCAACAGCACACACGGCTATTACATAATAAAAATTTTTAAAATAATATTTTATTCTACGTGGTAATTTATACTTGATATAATAATTTAAAGGTCGTTTCATTATATAATATTAGAGTGTTAAACCTATTTTTTTAAACATAGGTCTAAATTTAAAAAAGGTTTTATTGTGGTTGCCTGTATCGTTTATTAATGTAAATTGATATAAATGTATCATTTCATGTGCTAAAGTTTCTAAAAAATCTTTTTTATTTGTATAATATTTACTCATTTCTAATCTTAATATTCTTGTACCTTTTCTATCAAAGTCTTCAATTATAACTTGTCCTAAAGTATTTGATAAATGTAAATTTTTTATAACTATATCATTAAAAGGTTTAAGTTTATTTTTAAATAAACCAATGTTTAATAATGCAAAATATTTTTTTATATCTTTATAAGTTGTTTTATATTTGTTTTTTAGCTCGAGCAATGGTTTTAATTTTTTTCTTACAACTAAAACCTTTTTAGCAACTCGTGTCATTTTAATGTATTTTTATATTATATTCTAAACAAAGTTGTTTCCAAACGCTAAACCAATATTTTTTTGCCCATTCTGTTTCGGCATTATTAAACGCTTTTAATGCACGTGCAATTTTTTTATCTTTATGTTTTTTATTTACAATCATCTTTTATGCTCGTGCCTTTAAGTAAACTGCATTTATAACTTTTATCTGCTTCTGCTCTCAAATCAGCGGCAATACCATCAAGTATTGCTGGCAGATATTTCTGTAATACTGATACCATATCAAGTGCATAATTATGAGCAATACGTGCCATTTCTTGCTCAAATAACTTTGATGTATCAATTGATTGACCGGTAACTTTTTGTGTAATTACATGGCCTAACACGGCAGTATTATACTCACTAGCTTTTAGTGATGTCATTGTAAAGGTTAACAACCAGTACACCGACGCCAATAAAACAACTATATAAACTAAAAATTTTTTCATAGTTATCTCTTGGTTACTATATAATCAAAGTATTCTGTATTTCTTATTTTCTTTTGCAAGAATACTAGTCTATTATCATTTAAATAGCGACTCATTCTTTTAAATAAATTATCACTATCTTTCTTATTAAAGTTCTCTCTCACATCTTTTAAGAAGTTTCCTGAATAATATGTTATAGACTGGCCGTTATCGCCAAAATAACATAGTTCTTCAATCTTCTTAACAGTATCGTTAAGTATAGACTTTAAATAGTTGTCTTTTTCACGTTTTGTCATTATATCATTGTCTAGTTGTTAGTTTTGTATGGTAACAATGCAACACAACAAATGCAAAACAAATCATTGTTACCATACATATAAGGTAATGCTTTTTAGCGTAAATTGCAAGCTTTATTTTAAAAATAGAAGCTAATAAAATCAATAACTTAGCATATAATTAATAAATTATTGTTTTTAATGACTTTTTTAAGTCATTGATTTTAAATACTATTTTCTCACATAGTTATCGTTCCAATTAAATGCTTCTTTTACAACGTTATCGGTAAGGCCTTTATACACCAAATTTAACTTTTTTTCTTTTATATTTAATAATGCTACAGCGTCATCTTTATGTAATGCTTCAAGCATTTGTATAAAAAGAGTTTCTTTTCTGGTTTTTGGTATATTACTACCGCCTTTTAAAAAGACATATAATCGTTTTGCTTCATCAAGTAATGATGAATGTTCTGTGCCAGCAGGAGCGTCATTTGCTATATAAGGTGGGTTTCCTTCTGGTAAATCAAAAACAATGTTAGGGTCAAAAGCAGCTTTCATTAACTGTCTTAAACCTTGACTATCGTTTTCTCTTAAAACTTCTATTTTTTTTGGTTTATCTTTTGCGTTATTTACTTTTGTAAATATTTCGTGTGCTAATGGCCTTGAGCTTGTAGCTGTTCTAGCCTGTGCTGCCATTAATTTTTTAGGTATAATGCTAGGATGTCTAGCTTCGTTTTGCGTATCTGCCATAGTTCACTCCTTTAAAAATCATTAATATTTGTCATTAATTCTTTTAGTTTATGTTTCATAAAATACGGTAATAGTTTGTTTTTACTTGGTATCTTATAATTCGTATATGTATTTATAATAGTTGCGTAGATACTATCAGGTATCTGCGTAAAGTCTATTAGTTTCTTGTTTCTTTCGTAGTGTTTTGATGTCTCGGAACCTAATGGTATCTTGTCCATACTCGACCATTCTTCTAATCTTTTCTTATTAATGGGTCTTTGTTTCTCACCAGTTAAAAATATATCATCAGGACTTAATATATTTGGTATACCATCTGAACGGTCACCTCTTATAATTTGTTCGTGTAAAAATTGTTTAGGGTCTAGGCCTTCACCTACAAATTTCTTTTGTATAGGACTATATTGTTTTACGCCTGGTTTTGTTTGTAATTGTACAAAGTCTTTATCGCCACTTATAATCATAATAGGTTCATTTAAGTGTTTTGTTAATGAAGCTATTATATCGTCCGCTTCTGCCTTTTCAATATACATTACAATATAAGGAAAGTTTTCTGCAATCTCGTGTTTTATTTCTGTAATAATATTAAAGATATTATCCCAATCAGTGGCCGAATCTACACGGCCTTTTCTTCTTGCGTGTTTATAATTAGGGTAAATGTCCCTACGCCAAGGATCACCGGCGTCTGAACATAACACTTGTTGGCCATATTCTTTTTTAAACTTTAAATTAAAACCTCTAATTGAATTTATAACCATATGCCTAACCATTTCTTTATTAGGCTTTACATCTGACTTACCACGTGTTTGTGCCATCAGATTTGATATTAAAACCTGGTTTAGATCAACTAATATCATTTTTATCCACGGTTTCTAATTCTTTTATATTTGTAATTTTACAATTATCAAATCTTTCTTTAATATCTAAACCAGTTTCACTATAAACCCAAGTCTTAAATTGTTTAGTGCCTGTGTCTAAATCAAATTCAAATATTTTACGATTTGGTATTGTGTTCAAAGATAACTGTTTCATCTCCCATTACTTCGTTATAACTAGAGGTTTTAAATACAAAGTCTTTACCGTATTCTTTACCTCTCTTACCTTGTTGTGTACAATATTTTGCCACGGCTTCGACAATATTATAACCAGCATTCAGGCCACCTCCTTCGCCATATGCTTCATTGATTTCATCTGAATATGATTTTCTGTCCGTTAATGATGTAATTGTTCGTTCTACAATAAAAGGTTCTTTAAATTTATTTTTAATTTCGTATGCCATAATTTTTTTAATGTTGCATAGAGGCGAGCTTTATATATTTCTCGCCTCTATATGATTGTTAATTACGCATTATAAGCGTAAAAAGGTCCGTATAGTTTCTTCAAACCAGCAGCGATTACCGCTTTTGATGGTTTTCCGATTCTATAAGAAGTGCCTTCAGCAGTTTGGTTAATATAAATCATATTACCTTGTGCTCTTAACTTATCAATCAGCGCTCTTGGAGAACGTAGGTCAAATCTACTTCTTAAAGTTTTCCAAGAAACTGACTTACCAGTTTCAAGTAACTTTAATACTCTTTGAGTCTTTGATTGTTTGAATGAATCAAACATTATTACTCCTTAGTTGCTATTTTACAACCGGCCACGGCGATTCCATTAGGAATTTCTTTAAAGTCTATCATCTGGCTCATCATCAAATTCAAAGTCTGGTTCAAATTCTGTCCAGCCATCATTATGATACTTAATTTCATCTTTAATTTCTTTTGTAAAGGTTTTATTATTCTTATGTTTTAAATCTGGTAATACACCCTCGTAATTAATTTCCGCTTGTGGTCCAAATCTTGTCATATTTACCGACACCATTTTATCAGCAAGCTTTTGTGCTGGGTGGGCTACTTCAAAATCTCTATAAATTAATCCTCTCATAATTTCAACTAACAATGCTAAGTCTCTTGTAAACGCTGGCTTATTTGTATTCATTGCCATATTTACAAATTGCTTTAACATCACCATTGCTATTTCATTTACATTTCCTTCTACAAATTCTCTTGTTCTTTCTAATCTTACTTTTTCGCCCGCTTCAGGATTTTGTTTAGCAGTTTCCTTATTAACAATACGGTCAGTTGGAAATAAAATAATTTTTTCATCAGACATTATTACTATCTAATATTTGACCTTTAAAATTAACTAATTTCTTTTCAGTTAAAAATTCTATTAGTTGATTGTAACCGCCTATCAATTCTCCGTTTATCTTAATTTGAGGCATAGATTTTACGTTTCTACCAATATCTTTATTTAATTCTTCAACACTTTTAAAGTCTTCAAATTTTTTTTCTGTGTAATCAAGGCCTAATTTTTCTAATAAATTTTTGGCCTTGACACAATACCCACAGTTTTTTTTACTGTATAGCACAACAAGTGATATATCACTCATATTACTGTACTTTGTTTTCTTTTACTGTTTCTTTAAAAGCTTGATTAGCTTTTTCTTTTAGGTTATAAGAATCTACGACTTCATTTATAGTAAAGTTATACATCTTATTAAACTCACCTAAAGGCAATCGTAAACCAACCCACGCTCTATAATAACCTTTAGAGGTTGAAGTTACTTCCTGAGCAAATATTTCGTACCCTCTTACAGGTGTTTTTTCGATAACATTTACTAAAGTTGATTCAACATCCGATACCACAGTTTTGGTTTCGTTTTTACCAAGTTCTGTAATAAACTGTTTAGAACGTTTATTCATCTCACCTTTAATAATATCTGCCATCTCGGCTTTTGCAATCATCTTTGCTTTTTCAATTGCTAAGTTAAGATCTGGTGATACTGATGTACCGACACCAAAGATACATTGTTTTTCATTCACATCTTGTGAATTTACATTACAAGCTTTCTTTTCTTTAAAGTCGGCCATATACCAAGACGGAACAGTATCTAAAATTTGATTAGATTCTGCTTTGATCTGGTATGTTGAAGACGAACAGGCTCCTAGAATTAAGCCAACTGCGACTATTGCAAGTTTTTTCATCATATAGTTTTATTTCATACTCCTTTTTATATTATATACTAATTCTTGTGTATTGTCAAGTCCTTTTTGCATATAACCAAAAAAGTCTTTACTGGACACATCAAATAGTACAATCCATAGAAGTGTTAATATAATAATGTTTTTAAACACTATTGTACCTCCCATTCACCGTTCTTGTTAAGGCACGTCTTTCCGAACGATTTAAAGACGTGATTTGGTCTACTATAAAATCGGCAGTATTCAGGCGCCGATACGTCTCTATAATAGAATTGTGCAAAAAGTTCCCAGTAGCCCGGTGTATTAATACCTCGTCTACCGTCAGCACACTCCAAAATCTCTTGTTTAATAATTTCATCACCTTTTTGTTTTATTTCAATTTTTACATAACAATATTGGTCATCTACTTTTTTAGGTTCATAACCTTTTACTGTATCATATAAAACTTTGCCTTGCTCTTTTTTAACTCTTTTTAGTGGTTCTCTTTCTTCTTCAGTAATCTCACCTTTTGGCATTACAAACTTTTCATTTGCTTTTACTTTTGAGGTTAATACGTGTAATACAAAATAAAGTAATACAATTAATAAAAAGTATTTTCTAATATTAGGTATTATTCTTTTCATACGCCAACTATAAATCATTTGTCGTTTAGGTAATATAGATACAATTAAACCAAATAAACCTTTTA